CGTCATCGGAATATCCTTCGCCTTGATGACGTAATGCTGGCGGATTTCCCGGCTGACAACGGTTTTCCCGCTCGCCAGCGCGCGATTGATGGCCGGGACGAGGACCCTCGGAACCCCGTTCTTGATATGAGTCAGTTTTGCTTCCAGCTTTTTCATCTGGCCTGAATGAATTTCAATCTGGACCATTCTAGTTTTTCCCGTAGTAGCCCGGCTGCGAACGGGTCGCCGATAACGCCAGCATCCAGCAGCCTTCCTCGTCCGTTACGTCGATCACTTCCCATGCTTTGTTGGCCGGGCTGTAGATAAGCTCGCCGCCGACCGGCGGCCTCGGTAGGTCCGCGTGCTTTATGTAGCAGATAACGTCCCCCTGATAAACGCCGTGAACCGCTACAACCGGCCTTAGCTTCGCATCTTCGTCGAACCATCCTACCTTCGCCCGGAACAGGCGAAACCCGCCTTGACCGTCCGCAATACGGAACTCCCGCCAAGTCGCGTGTTCCCCGTCGTTAAGGAACACGCGATCAAGGTCGGGAATGAACTGTTCGCGGAGCGCCACGGGTTATTTTTTCCGGTTCTTTTTGATGGCCTTAACGATTTCCGCCTTGTGCGTAATGCCGGAGAGGTCCGCGCCTTCGGCGTCCGCAATGTCTTTCAACTCGTCAACGGTGTGGCTTTCGAGCGCGCCGCCATTAACTTCGTCCTCGGTTTCCCCCGCTGCTTCGCGGGCCGCCTCGGCTGCCGCCAGACCTTTTTCGGTTAGCTGCGGCTGTGTCACCGGTGCCCCATCTTCGGGCGGGTCCGGCTCGAAGAACGGCTCCGGCCCTTCGCCAGCCCCACGCGCGAACGGTCCAGCGCCGCCCGGTAGCGCCTCGACAATACGGATTGCCAGCACGTCGGCGGGCATCGGGAGCGGTCGAGAGGTTAGCCGGTAGAACAGCGCCCCATCTTCCTCGTCCCCGTAAACGAACGGGATTCGAGCCGTTTGGTAGGTGCGGAAGGTCCGCGCCCTCGCGTTTTCAAGCTGCGTGTAGGCCCCGTAAACGATCTTGTTTTGAACGTTCGTTGAGAGTAGGACCACCAGCGCGTCGGGTAGCATCGGGAACAACTGGCCCGCGTCATCCTCGAAATACTCCGAGTAATGATACAACTGAAGGCCCGGCACCGCGCCGAACCTCACGACCGCGTCGTCTTGAATAACAGGCGCAATCTGGCCTAGCTCGAACCGGCGGTTGTCCAGATACTTCGCAACGTTCGCGTTTCGGATGAACGTTTCTTTTGCTGTCGTCCCGAACAACGCGACGTTCGGCGATACTCCGCTGACCTTTATCGTATTCAGTCGAGCGCGTTCTAAGTCCATGAGCGGGTCGCTCGTAGCTTGGTCCCATGTTATCGCGATGGTTTCATGGTTGTTCGCGGCTCCGGCGGAACTCTCAAGGTAGTTGATAACGTTCGTGTAACCGTTCTCCGCTGTGACCGTTAGGCCCCCGTTGAACAGCACTTGCCGACACATCCATTCTTCGCGTCGGGTAATCGCTTCGTCGAGGAATACTGAATCCTCGGCCAGTAGCTCGGCAGCGCGGTCGGCGGCGGTCCGCCCGCTGTAGATCGTTTCGCCCGGTAACCTCGGTTCGAGGTCCGGGATGCGTAGCGCGCGGACCGGCGCAAGGCGCGGAGCGCGGAAGAACCGGGTCTCGTAGCCCTGACGCTCCATGACTTTCCCGCCGATTAAAGGCGCGACGAACGGGGCCATTTTCCGGCGGCCTCGTCTGAAATCGAACTCAACCAAATCGGTCGGTGGGTATTCGCGATTACCAAAGAAGGTATCGCGAAGGAAGGTGTGGACAACCGGCCCCTCTAAAAAGGGTTCGAGCAGCGTCCGGGGTTCGTAATTTGGGTCGTAATTCATAGGATAATTTCCTCTGTCGTTGGTTGGGTTGGTTAGGGCGCAAACGGGCCAGTCGGAACCGACGGGTCCAGAAATATTTCAAGTTGGCGCAACCGCTGGATAGCAGCCGTGCTGAGCGGCGTCGGGGAACTCCCCTGCGACCATGCGTTCGCGTAGTGAATTTGCCTCTGATTGAACGAGCCGGACAGGGCGACCGCAACCGTGCGGTCGTTCGGGTTCGCCGGGTCGTTCGCTAGGTCAACGATTACGCCGCCGAGCACCGCGTCATCCGCCGCAAGCGCGGGTAGAACGGCGAGCGCCGTAGCGTCGAATTTAACGAGGAAGCCCGGCAACATCTTTGCCAGCACCTCCGGCGCTGCGTCGGTAAACGGGAACCGCTGAATTTTCCAGTCGGGGTCCGGGTCGTGCGACAGCAGGTTGATAGGATAGAACGCAGATTTAATAGACATTTCTTACTCCTTGGGTTGGTTAGGTTTTTAACTGACTTTTACTGAGCGGTTCCGGGCCTTTAGCCGTTTTGCCACCGCCTCTTTTACTTTGGTTCCGAAGCCGTTCTCGCCGTCCGCGCCGTCGCTCGGCGGAATGTTATTTAAGACCGACGCATCATCGTGACGGTCCGCCCGGCTTCCCGCCTTATCCATTGCCGCGAGACAGGCCGCGAAGATGTCCGCCGGTTGTTTCCCGGTTTTAATCGCGTCGGCTACAATCTGAGCCGTCGCCGGTCGAGATAGCGCCTGTAGCGCCGTCACGCGCTCGCGCTCTGCCGTCTGGCCGCGCTCGAAGTCGGTCGGCGGGGTAGTCGCCGCCGGGGCCGCTGGCGGACTCGCTGGCGGGGCCGCAGGGGGCGCTGTAGCCGCTGGCCTTGGCGGTTCGGGGTTCGGGTTCGGCTCCGGCGGTGTCGGCGGGTCCGGTGGTTCTGTTGGCGGCGCTGCCGCCCCTGTCGGTTTTACTTTTGTTTGTGCCATAGGTTTTTCTTTCGGTTTAGTTAGGGCGGTAAACGCCGGGACATTATGAAATCTGGAAAGGTCATGCTCAACGCCGTCGATAACGACTCGGTTCGTTCCGACGACTGCAGCGGCC